GTGCCTTGATTGCGTTTAACTCTAGCGGCACCGCGGCTGGGTCCCCCAACTCCGTACTCCTTGCGGTCATACAGCACTCTGGGGTTGAGCTTCGTAAGCCCACTTTTTCTATTAGGGCGTACCCCAAATTGTCCGCTCTGCCAGGGCCCAACAATAGCCACAAGTCACCTCATTCAGTGTGTTCAGATGTCCCACAACAACAATCACAAGTACACTGAGCCGCCTCAAGCTGGGCAATGTGGACCCGCATTAAAGCGATTTCCCATTCCAGCTTCCCACGCTCACTCAAAGAAGCAATAACTTCTTCGATACCCACATCAGCACTCATGCTGAAACAGACGCCCCAATAGCAGTTTCACCCTCAGGAGGTTCAGCCCCAACCATCGCTGTAATTTCATCATCAGTTAAGCCAAGCGCAGCTAGTTTCGCCCTACCAGAAGCCTTATCTGCCCGTTCTTTTTCAAGTTCAGCTTGTAACGCAGCTTGTTGAGCAGCGTTACTTTCTTGCATCGCTTGATAATGCTCGTACTCTTCATCCGTCATTGGCCGTTCAGTTTGAATACCAGTGGCGCAATCAAGTTCTAAAAGTATTGGTCTTTCTTCAGACATTACGATTCCTTAATTTGGATTAATATTTTTTGAATCCCACGCATACAAGTGGAATACAGATCCCTGAGGGAAGTTGTACGGAGCATAGAAATAAAGAGTAGTAGGCTGAGCCCCATACGAATTGTTGGGACACCCACCAGTCGTAAAGTTGTAGTAACTATTCGTTTGGTTGTAACTTGTCTTATCGCCGTTGGGTGCTACTGAAGCTGATCGGCAACTAGCAGACGGGAAAGTATTTCGCCCAAATACATAATCTATGTAACCGTGGTCATAGAACATATCTGAATCAATAACATCGTTAGTAACTGAAGGAGTAGAAGTGTAGTTGTATCTTTCACCCCCTGTGCTTGTAGCACCCATATGTTTCATCTGGATGTCGCATCCTGGGCGACTGTAAGTACTACTATTGTTCATAGTAGTCCACCCCTGAAGAGATGGTTGGCTTGTCTGCCCGTTGTACCAGCCTGATCGATCCCAGTATTGGTTATTATTGGTGTCGTACATATACACCGAACCATAATTCCAACTATTAGAGTTGTCTTGACCCATAGTTGTTCGCCAATACAGACGGAAATGACAACGCCAAATATTGGAGTTGTCATAGGTAAACACTTCGTTCATATACGAATTGTTGTTTATACCCATGACCTGATTAGCAGTCGTGTAAGGCTCAGTTCCAGTCGTACTTATTGTGTTTGAGAAACTAAGCGTGTTCGTCCACGTTGTAATTTTTTGTGAACCACAATGTCTTAATACTGTTCCTTTACCAATTAACGACATTACCAGCCTCCTGTTACACCTGGATAAGCGATCAACATAAAATTAGTTCCAGCCATCCAGGTGGGAGAAGTAGAACTATTATAGGTTCCATGAAATGGGAGGCTTACACGAAGAGAAGAAACTGAAGCTTTAGCTTCCGCACGAGTTTTATCGTTAGCTTGCCCATTAAAACCAGCAGCACCTAATAGCCTGTGGTTGTAGCTATCCGCTTGGTATGAAGTAGCAACACCATCCCACCAAATCTGTTTATAGCAAGGACTATTGTTTCCAATAATTCGACCAGTCCAACCAAAAGCAGAATCGCTTGCCCCACCAGGATTGTTCGCTGCGGTCATTATGCATTTACCAGAAGTGCAAGGGTAACTTGCTCCTTCTCCGTAATCCGAAAAAGCGTACTGGCTAGAATACCATTGGCGACTAGTTGTATAAATGTAAGAATTTTTTACATCAGGATCATTAGCAGAATAACCAGCAGCCCACGAATGATTCATTTCAATATTCATGAAATAAGTTCCGCTGGATGCACCAGTAGTGGTGTCCTGCGTGTATTCACCAGCAATAACAAATTCTAAAATGTCGTAGGTGCTAGGAATATTTGTCCAGGTGTAGCTATTCTCAGTGTTGTTTGCTGCAACAGTATGGCTAGAAAGAACTAAAGACGAGTGGTCAGACATCAGATTTTACCGCCCCATCCATACACAATGATGTAGTTATAGGAAGTAGAACCATTTTGGTAGTCCTGATAAACATTTATGTCATTTATCGCTGGTTCTTTGAAATGTCCGTAACCTGAATTAGCAGTCGCATAACTAGTAGCGTTACCTACACCTAGATAGCCTTGCCAATGCCACGGCTTTAACGAAGTCGTGCTCGCATAATTATAAATATCCATAACAAGATGACCGCCATAGTTACTGTGATTAGCACCATATTGGTAAACAACACTGGTAGCAGTTGTTGATCCGCCATAACTAGTACCAGTTGACCAGCCTTGGTATTCGTAAAAAGAAGGACCAGCCGTAGCACTAGGGGTGTTACTCGTCGCACTGCTGGGATTATTGAAGTTCATATAATTGGTGGCAACATAGGTGTATTGCTGCGAATTGTGCCAGATAATTCTCATATTTCTGTAACTTTGGTCAAGATTGGTGAGTATTGTTGAGCCACCAAAGTAGGTGCCAGCAATAAGCTGCCAATCTTTCTCAGGGTTCTGTCCTTCCGAAGAAGCAACAGCCCCAAGACTCAGTCTCGCAGCAGTCGAAGTGCCAGCCATTAGCTCAGAAGCCCTGCCGCAATCCAAGTATCCGTGGCACACTTCGTCAAAACAGCCTGACCGTACTGACCAGTAATGCCCAGCAAACTGTTATACGAATAAATGTTTACACCAGAGCCAGGAGTCAAAGTCACTTGACCTGTGCTGTATTGGACAACATTGATTGTTGTTCCAACATCAAAGTTGACGCTTGAATCTGGCGGCACCGTTAAGGTGTTCGCCGTTCCATTCGTAAACTTCAAAAGTTTGCCAGCGTCAGCGCCCACCAACGTATAAGTCGCAGTTGACACTTCATTAATCGTGAATACGTCGGTACCAGCAAGCTCTGCGTAGCTCTGCGAGTTCCACGCAGTAGCGCCGTCACCGATCTTGTAAAGCATCGTGTCGGTTTCCATCCCGAACTCGCCAAGAGCGAGAGTCGGGTTGGCGCTAGTCCAGTTGGCAGCGGTGTCTCGTCGAAGTTGTATTTGTACAGCCATTTATATTCCTTGTGCGTTGCCACCAGTAGCCGTAGCTCCGATGCCTCCATAGTTAGTTGCCGCTTCGCCCCCGTCAAGGTTATTGACAGAAGTTCCATGAGGACCAGTCGGTCCAGTTGGACCCGTTACACCGCCGTAAGCGAGTGAACTCCAAGCCGTAGTACCATCACCAATCTTAAACTGGCCTGCGATCTGTCCACCGCCAGCATCTGTTTGGAGAGCGAACTCTCCAGCAGCCATTGTGGGGTCAGCAGCAACCCATTCGGCGTATGTTCCTCGGCGGAATTGAATCTGAATTGGCATTTATGTAACCCCTCCTGCGTCTATCGGCGTGACCCCGCCGTAGTCGCCATTAGAACTTGAAGCAGGGATACCACCATTGACGACTCCTGCTGCGTCACCTGTAGGACCAATAATTCCTTGCGGTCCCTGCGGGCCTGTAGGTCCAGGGGGTCCGCCAGGATCACCCGTCGGTCCTATCGGCCCCGTCGGCCCAGTTGGACCGCTAGGCCCAAGAGGACCAACAATACTGAAACCTGGAGGCCACACACCACTAGCTTTAGGTCCAAAGAAATAGTTGCTGTTCGTATTTATGTAGTAATCCCCATCGACACCAGTCACTCCTTGTGGATCACCGATACCGTACAGAATTGTTGAACCTGCTGGCCCCGTTGGCCCAGATGGTCCTTGCGGTCCAGCCGCTCCAGCGGGCCCAGGTCCACCAGCACCACCCTGACCAGAAATTACTTGCCAATAAGATGCGTTCGTTCCTGGGGTAACCCCAGAATGCGCTGTGCGTGCAACATAAGATGCGTTGCTGTACTCGACAAGATCACCAATCGAATATGAGGTACCTGAGGACCACACGCCCTGATAGCGGAAGCCATCAGCATAGGAAATGAGGTTTGTTCCTCCACCTACGTCCTGAACGTATGTTGCACCTGTGGGCATTATTCAAGCGCCCCTAACCGCTCGTCGATGTCTTGCACTGCTTTAACTAGCATCGCAAGCAATGGTTTATCCCGATACGAAATCGGATCACCCTCAGGGTCATACGATGCGAACTCGGGTGCAGCTTCATGTACTTCTTCAGCAATAAATCCTGGCTCTGGAGTTTGTGTCTCGTAGTCCATCCCTGAGTTTGTTGATACTTCTTCATTCCAACGGAACGTGCGAGGCTTCAAAGCTCGCAGCTTTGTCCACGTATCTTGAGCATCAAGATCCTCTACATCTTCTTTGAAACGTATTGAGGAAGAAACAAGCCCTAATTGTTGAGAGCTAACATTATTGACGGTACCCCAAGCAAAAGTTGCTGCCGTTACATTTGGCCCAGCCAACGTCGGCCACCCAGCATAAGCGCCAACTCCAGCAGTAGGACTCACAACAGTCCTCATGTCCAAGTAATTACCTGAACGCATAAACCTAATAAGATGAACGTCGTCTTTAGCTATGGCAATACCAGCGTTACCAAGCCCGTCTAGGTCATCTTTCCATTCGATGTAATCGTGGAGAGTAGTGTCATAATCGTTACCCATATAGATACGAGCAGTGTCATATCCTGTTTGCACACGAAGCTCACCAGCAATATCGACGTTCGCTCCAACATTCAACCACTGGCAGTCAATACGGGTACCTAACCCAAGCCCGTAATCGGTTGAAGTCCCAGGATTGCTTTCGTTTTTGTTGGTATAACCAATAATGTCGCCACGGATCGCCATTGAACCGTTGATAACTAAACGATATTCGGACTCGGGGCGAGCTTCTGCGGCCCCAGCGTATCCTTCGCCAGCACGACGAGAGTACACCGAATAACGATGGGCTTCAGTTAAATAGTTGCCAGCATCTGCTGCAGGAGCAGCTATGTCGGCACCGTTAGAAAGCCAGTGGACGTTATTACCAGGACCAGCAACGCCACCTGGCGCTAGGTTGCTTAAGAAATTCGCTCGATAAGCAAGATCTTTTAAGAAACTTCCAGCAGTTTCAGCGTTAATATCAGTACCAGTACTCAAACCGATAACGCTATGTTGCGTGCTGTTCAGATACAGATGGTTTGTGGCCCCAAGAGAAACAGTTCCTGTACAAGTGATAGCCCCACTAGTCAACGTCCCCGTCGCAGTCGGATCAACGGCCCTTAATAACCCTGGAAAAGTAGTAGGATTACCTGCATCCCCATTAATGAAGTTTTTTACTCTGTTCCAGTTATCGTTGTGCTTTGAAGCTTCAATAGCGGTACCTGAAGTGGCCTCATGTGGGTAACTAAAATCGACCATTAACGCAATCTCCTCTGCGAATATGTAAACGCCATAGCGTTAACTTCCCAAGCCTCATCGGTACTAGTAGGACCATCTATCTTCATTTGTATAGCCTTAGCTGTCCCAAGCGTAGGTAAACGCTCGATATTAGTGATGTTTGTGTTTGGTTCACCAGCCCAAGTACTTGCATTGGCGTCTGGTGCCCAAATTCCACTATCCCAAGTAGCTGCTGCAGTTGTTTCTGTTTGAACGCCGAAAGGCATTTCTTTCGTATAGTCAGAACTGTTGTAATCGACATACAATTTGGCGGTCAAAGCAACCGTATTGTCAGAACTCACAACAATACGTGGCTTCCCCCAGCGTTTCCGCACAATAGGGTTGCCCCCCACAAGCCAACTCGACGTGTATGAACTATCTATGTGTGTCGCCGAACCGCCTCCGTAGAAATCTGATTCCAAGTTCTGTTCCAAATGGACGACACGACCCGTGTTTTCTTCGCATCCTGCTAGAAGTTCTTGTTGGGCGTTAGGTGGAGCAAAGGCCAACATGACGTTGGCATCTATATCGGTCATAGTCCACGCACCAGGCCCATCAGGTACCCCTAACGTAGGGTCGTAGATCAGTACTCGCCGTTTAGCGTTATTTCCGCTTGTTTCATCCCAGTCAACAGAAACATATAGACGGTTCTTAAACCAAGCAAGCTGCGGCGGAGTACCAAACTGCAATCTGCCGTCATCAATAGCTGGTTGCAGTCTTTCAAATACCCAATTAAATGAATTTCCGTCATAAACATATACACCTTGACGGTCATACCAAAAAAACACACCGTAAGGCGTCGAAACGGGGGAAGATAAAGAAATAGATCCAACATCTTGGCTTAACGGAACAAGTTGGAAAGATTCCGTACTTGAACCATACAAAGCGTGAACGCTATTGGTTTTGAATATCAGCATTCGGTCAGCGAAAGGAACAAGACCCGATAGTTCGTCACCGCGTTCTCCGACATTTACGTCAACGTAATCGAACTCTCGCCACGACTCAGGGTCCTCCATTTTGGACCAACGAACACGACTCGGATGCGCCGTACTACTTTCCGTTGTGTGCGCCACCCACGCATGATTATTCCAGTGACACGTATATTGCGCTAACGGATAGTTACCAGGTGAACCATCAACATTAGATGCCAAGTTGGAAGCCGTTGTTCCATCGTAAACAAACGATGGACTTGTTCCCGAAACTCCATAAAACTTTGAATTAGTTGTTTGCCCATACAAACGATCACCGCTTGTTACCGATACGCCTGAAAGTGCAGTGAAATTGTCGAGAGCAGATTCAGCGACAGTAGTGCCATGGGAACAAATGACTCGGGCAGTCCCCCCATCAGGAGTAAACTGCGCCAATCCACTCACATCTTCATTCAGGGCTGTTCCGTTACGGGCAGTCACACCAAGACGCATCTTGATGCCACCCCTGGGGTCCACATCAACGTTCAACATCGCAGGACTCTCCGAAGATGCAAGATTGAACTGATCTGAACGAAGATTCAGACCACCACTGAAATCTTGGAGCATGTCGAGTTTGAATCGAGCACGAGCCATTGCTTATTCCCAGCTATATCGTAAGCGGTCAGGCATTATGCTTTGAGAACGCCACCTGGAAGCAAGACGATCATTGATTACGAGAGGCTGTGGTGCTGGTGTGTCAAGATGGCGAGCCCGAAGGTTATCCAACTCTCTAATAAAAATGTTGAAATATGATCCAGCCATATCGAGATCTTCTTGCTGTTCGTAAGCTCGACTAACCCCGTAGGTTGCTATCAGAATATGGAAAGGTTCTGGAAAGTCACTAGGTGAAGTTCCATCAACAGAACCCGCCCCAAATGCTGACGGATTTTTGTATCCACGAACATGAATAGTTTTGGCACCGCCAGGAGTTGGATAAATTCTGGCTGTTTCGCCCCAATAACTCCAATAATACGGATCTCCGCTACTGGCAGCATCTATAGGGTAAACAATATCTGCGTCGTCGCGACCCAAGAATGTTAAAACCCAGTCATCTGTTCTCAAAGATTGCACTTCGCGCAACCCGCCAACCACAGAAGCCCCAATAGTCGCTATCGGGTAGTCCTTCTGCAGCGCGACAGTAGAAAATGTTGTCGATGTTTCATACCAAGGCCAGCGTTTCTCGCTGTAAACAATCTGGTCGTAACCTTCACCTAAGAATCGGTTCAATACGTCATCTGAAATGTCGCTACTGTCGATTTCTACGACGTTTCTGATGTAAGCACGCATTTCTTGGATTTCCATAAACCCTACTTAGGTAATTGTGAATGAAAAACGCAGCGGTTAGTTCCCGTCACTGGAATTGCTTTACACGCTGCCCCATTTTTCGTGGGAACAATACAGACACCAGGAATAACTTCGCCAGCATAAGCAGGCACTTGAGACACCTTTCGACCACCCACATACTCGACAGTTAGCCCTTCGGCATCATCGCTGGGTTGACCATAAGGTCGTGCCTTACTGCTGTATCCGACCTGGAGATTACGTCCCATATTTTCCTTAGACTCTTGGGGGGATGAGAGCGCAATGCTCTCATCCCCCACCTGGCCGCTATGCTATTAGGCTGTTACGCCTTCAAGGTAGCCTTGACGTGCCCTGTTCGAGCATGTCAACTGGCCGTAGCACAAGATCTGTGAGAACACAGCATCCTGGTTTGTTGGGCGAACAAACGGAGTTGGTTTGAACCAAGTGTCCGAGTGACGCACAAGCTGAATGTACTTGGTGTTCAACATGTAGATCACACCATCAGCGTTAGATCCGTCAAATGTCCACGGAGCGCCTTTATACATAAGGTTTTGGAAACCTGCATCAGCCATGTCAGTATCCGTGTAACGGATATTGCTGGTGAGCAGAGCCTCATAGTTTTCGTAATCATCTGCTTTAGAGATGATAATGGTAGGTTGGTCATTGCCAACTGACACGGCGTTGTAACGAGTAGCTAGTTTCGCCAAGGTCAAAGACCCTGTGGTTGTTGTGCATGGCGACACCCAAAACCCGTTGCCTGTATCAGACGGATCGATACCGCCAAGAGTGTTAAGGGTACTAACGTTATCGTTCACAATGTTCTCGATACCGTTCCAGTCCTTTCCACCGTTGCCAGAACCGTCACCGTGGAACATGGTGTTCATGTTCTCAATGATGGATTCTTGGGTTTGGAAGATTTTGCCTTCGAGAAGGTCAATAATTTGAGCTTCACCGTTGTTTTTGGCTTCTTCCATACCATTAATGGTTACTGTTGCCGCATACTGGCCCCAGTCGTACTCAGCAGCCGAAATGCCTGTCTGAGCAGTTACATCAATAGTGTCGGTTCCGCTGTACGAAGCAGCGGTATCGTTCGCTCCATAGATGATTGGAACAACAATCTTTGCGCCACCGCTAACTGTTCGCATTGTTGACGAATTTGTCAACGCATAAAACAGTGGACGGGCCGAAAAAACGTTGTCAACCAGCTTGGGAACGTAATTGTTGAGAGTCGTTGTCAGAATCTCATCGAAATTGCTGTTGCCAGCCATTTACATTCTCCTAAAAGGTTAAGTGCCTAATTGTTCTTTTGCCAATGCGAACGCTTCTCTAATGCTATTAGCAGATTTCGGAGCCTGGGTTTGGGTTCCCGCTTGGGTTGACCCTCCAGTTGTGACAACTGCTGCTGCTGAACGCTTACTATCTGTGATATTGCGTTCTTCTTGCAGTTTATCTGCCGTTGATTTGACATCGTTGAACTGCCAATGTGCGTATGCTGCATCAAGATTCGCGATCTTGTGCTTTACCGCATGATTTAACAGTTCTCGTCTATCAAACTCCCCGTACTGCTCTTGTAGACTTAGAACTTCACGTTCCACTGACCGCTGACGTTCAACAGCTTCTTGCTGTTCCACTTTGGCTTCAAGTAGTCGAAGTTTCTTTTCCGTTGGGTCAAGATATTCGTCATCCTCAAAATTATCGTTACCTAGATCCACAGAAACATCAAGCGATTGAGCTAATGCTTCTAACGTGGCTTTAGGATCTGCCTCTAAGGCAGAAACGATTGCTTCTGCTTGCTGAAGCCGGTCTTTTTCAGCGGCTATTTCTTGCGTCTTGCGAGTGTAATCCGCTTGACGCTGGTATCCGTTTTGAAGCTCTTCCAAACTGACCTGCTGTTCCTCACCATCAACTTTGACGGCGTATAGATCACCAGGTTCTTGTAAAGCTTCATCTGTGGTGTCTGGAGTGTCATAATCGACTGGTTCCTCGACCACTATTTCTTCTGTTTCGGGCACAAGCCCCTCCTACGAGTCCTAAATGGTTGCTCAACCGTAACCGCAGGGGTGTCCCACTCAGAGTGAAGGTAACTCCATTCCCATCTGATTTTGTAGCTGCAAAAGCAACTCAGGAGGTATCCCACCCGTTGGAGCAAAAGCTCCTCCTTGCGGAGCCATAATGCCAGGATCTACCGGCTGCGGTGCCATCGGAGCTTCTCCCCCTGGGGGAATTTGACCTTCTTCTGCCGCCACAGCTTGATCAGGGGCTTGCATAAGGAATTTTTCTGGGTCTTTAATTCCGAAACCAGATTCCAAAACATGCACCGCAAGGGCTTGTGGATCTATAACAGTACCAATCATAGGAGCGACAGCATTCAAAAGACTAATTGCTTGCTGCTTTCGTATAGTGTCATTCAGAGGTTGAGTAGATCCTGCTTGCACCGAAAAATCGTACTCTCCAGTAATGTCATCTCTGGAGTAGTTGACAAACATATCATCGCCCTGAATAGTAACTCGGGCCATCTGTTCGCCTGTCATAAATTGTTGCATGAGTTGCAGAACCCGACGAGCAACCTTGGAAATACTTAACTCAACAATAGCTAACTTATCTGCGGCCCGAGCATTCTGAGCGTCAGCAATAATACTCGCTTCAGTAGCTGTGCGCCGTATCTCAGGCATAGCCCCACGAGCATATTCCGAGATACCTGAGACTGTGTTTATGTCTTGTTCAATAATATCGGAATACGCATAAATTTCTGGGCTGATTGGCACCTGAGGCATTGGAATAACAACCTCATTCAAAGGACGGTTCTCATCCACAACGGGAACCATTCGCCCATCTTCTTCAGATTCTAAAGCTTCACGTCCTTCAGGACCGAAAGATCGCTCGTGATATAGATACTTTCGGGCGTAACGCTTTCTGTCGTTCATCAACTGGGAACGTGTCTTATCGAGTTCCAACTGCAAAGATTCGATTGATTCTAAATCGCCGATTGGGTAGAACTGGCCTGGAACATCATAGTTTCGCAGCATTGTGAAAGGATGACCATAGGCGTAAGGCATTGAAACGGGATCCACAAGGAACTCGTCTGAGCCCTCAGCGTAAACAGCGACAGTATTAGCCATGATGTCGTAGTATTCCCAAATCACTACTTGATCATCGAGAAACTCCCAACGATCATCAGACATAGCGTATATATCTTCGCTGTAATTAGAATTAACTGAAAGTCGGCGCCGAGCCGAAGCTTTATATCTACGGTCGTTCTTCGCTTCTTCTAAAGGTCGATTAATACGTTGTGCAATCCACTGAGCATCTTCAATGCATGTAGCTGCAGGGTCAACGAACATATCGAAAGGAGAAACTCGTTCAACAAAGGGTTGATCTTCCACAATTCGCATAACGGTAGAAGGTATATTTGCTGCTACATCTTCTTCTGACGGCAGATCATTTGACAGTTCTGGTGTTTCCAGCGCAAAAGCATCCAACTCTGTTAAAGCAGAATTGAACATATTTTCACGTTCATCTTCACTGATTCGCTGTTCTTGTTCAACAAACTTCCAACCCGTTTTAATCCATCCGTGGCCAAAGATTAAGAAATCTTTGACTGTGCGTCGAAACGGAGTTCTAAAGTCGTGGTGTTTCCAAAGATAGTTAGCTACAGCCTCAACAAAAGCTGCACGGTCACGGTTTTCTGGGTCAGTGGCTTGAACAACTATCTTAGGATAATTAACTGCAACACTAGGTGCTATCACATTGATAGTAGAAAACGCTAAATTAACTGCTATCAGATCAGACTTTGTTGTAGTCGTAGCAGGCCAATGTTTGCCTTTATACATGTCAACAAGTCGTCGCCAAGTCTGCTCGTACTGTTCTTGTTCACGCCAACGCTGACATTTCCCAACTTTATCAATATAGCTTTCAAGTTTTTCTTGCCGAGTTGTGCGGGCCATATCAGAATTGGACTTTCTCTGGAAGCTTTTCTATGTTGCGTCCAGACGCAGTAGCTTCAGCATAAACTTTAGCTTCTCGCTCGCGCCTAGTTAAACCCTGTTCATCTCGGGGAAGGGTCGACTGGTAGCCTTGCCCCGTTGACACAGTGATTGACTTTAGGCGCAAATGGCGTTCATAGAGTTCCCTGAGTTCCGATAAAGGCGCATCTCGACGTGCCAGAACGTATTCAGCGAACTCTTCAAACGTGGCCCCATCGTGTAGGACCGCCACAATCAGCCAGCGTCGTGGCCACGTAGGTCAGGTTGTTTACCTGGTTCTACTTTGCCGGTAATCCCATGCTGATTCTTGGGTGTAGTACGGCCACTTACTTCGCCGTAACCGCCTGTTTGGTTAGCGTACTTTGGGCTATCCATACGCTGGTCTGGTGACTGTTCGCCACCAGGACGCCAAATAGGGTTAGCTGAAACGCTTGAACCACGCTCCATTTTAGCATTTTTCCCTTTAGCACCATCTACAGTGCCGCCAGGAGTATGAGCGATGTTTCTTCCCATCAGAACTCCAATAAAGTCGACTACCCATTGCTTCAGGGTGTCCCACGAATGTTGTTTGTTCCTATTTGGAAAGGATCTTTTTCATTGCGATTACTGTTAGCAAGACGGGCAAACCAATCAACAGTCCAATAATCATCATGTTTTTCAACATACTCAGGAGCATGAGCATACTTCCTCATCTGGTTAGCCAAAGCTAACGCCATTACACGGTCATCAAACGGAGAACCCGACATACCGCCTCGCTCATTACGAACAAAAGTTCTGAGTTCAGCCACAGTATGCTTATCGTAAAGCGTTAACTCTTCATTTCGTAACGCCGAACCGAGTTCATCGATCATTAACGGCTTCGAAGTTCTAGTAGTTTTCCAACCGTACTCTTGGGAAACCCTGTTGTTCACTTGATTCAGAGCACGTCGACGAAACAGCCTCGGATACCCCAAATGACGTAACTCTGTGATCGTTGTCAAACCATGGTTGTTCGACTCGACACAACACAACGCATCCAAATAGTAAAGACCCACAGCGTGCACTTCTTCAGCCAACTCATCAGGCGCTATATGTCCATGCCAAATAGCGGCCTGCTCCCCAGTGTTAATATCCAAAACCTGAATGACACTGTAATCCCCATGTTTCAGCCCCTCAGCCGTATCAACACCCATCACATAGGCATGACGAGACTCAGGTTCCCCAAAAACAGTGAACGTCATCTTCGGAACTCCACATGGTTCCCCCTACGCCACATGTATCCCTGAATCCCAGGGCGAACAAACTTACTCATCTCATCCAAAATATCTAGGTCAAACACAGGGTTCCCTGAACGAATAAACGCTTCCTCAGGAGTAGTCGGATATTCCTGGGCAAGCTGCCACGGCAACATCGACTCGACCTTACCCTGATACCACGCATCGCCACGATCCTCAGTCGCAGACCACGGAAAAAACATTGGACTGAAATTGTTGGCCCCAGTTGTGGACCCCACCCAAAGATCGTGAAAAAAGTTTCCCGAACCATTAGCGGTACTTAAGCCAATAATACGGCCACCAACGTCAGCCACAGGCTCTATCGACGCCCATGCTTCCTCTGGGTTCGGTAAGAAAGCCCACTCGTCAACGACAATAAGTGTCGCCGATTCACCACGGGCAGGATCTGAAGCAGAAGGCATCGACGTAATCTGGCTTCCGTTGTCGAACCCC